TCTCCTCCAAAAGGGCCGCCAACAAGACAGCGAACACCTTTTGAAGAGTTCTGACTAATTGTTCCTCCAGCTCTTTTAATAAAGGCCATTCTGTGGTAAAATGTTTCATGGACTCTCTCCCTCCTGTTTTATTGATGTTGGTCATCACCATCATAGCAGGGAGAGAGTCCTTTTTGCATGACATTTGCTTTTTTCTACCGCGCTTCGCTTGGTGGCCCCGACGAGCGTCGCGAACAAAAGTTCGTAACCCTCGTCGGGGAATCATTCCTGAATGTCACCCACAAATATTTTACTCACACTGGGAGCAAGTAGCGAATGAATTTGGATTACTTCATTGCCCTTACTGTGGGGAGAAATGGGGTGGGAAAAGTGAAACTAAGGAGAGTATATAACTGTCTTTTTGAAAATGAAGAAGAGCAGGAACTTTTGTACGTGCACGGGGAGGACTTCGATGGAAACATTATTTATGAATATTGTGATGGAACGTTTCAATTGCATAAAATGACGAAGTATCAGCTTACTGAAAAGTATAGTAGAGTATGGATTTCTCCATCAAAAGAAGATTTATAGTGCGAATATTATACAAAACATGAGGTGAAACAAAGTGGAACACGACTTAAAAGCACTAAGACATTATTACGACAGGGTGCTAATCAATGAATATTACTCAACACCAGAAATTGATCCAGACATCACAAACAAAATTGTTGCCGGGTTGATTTTATACATGGATATTGCTGAAAAACAACAAGCAAAAATCGAGAAGTACGAAAAGGCATTAAAAGAAGCAATTCAAGCTGTTTGGGACGCAAAGCGATTCAAACAAGAGTTCAACGATATGGTTGGTTTCGATTTCTTTGAAGATTGAGTGAGGTGACAAGAAATGAATCAATTACAGAAAGTGTTTACCTACAGCGGCAGCCAAGTACGAACGATTATAAAGGATGATGAAGTTTGGTTTGTGGCAAAAGATGTTTGCGATATACTGAACCATTCTAATCATAAAATGGCGGTATCTAGGCTTGATGAAGATGAGGTAAATAAAGTTTACCTCATCGATTCACTAGGGCGCCAACAGCAGACAACCGTTGTAAACGAAGCCGGACTATATTCTTTGATACTTACAAGTAATAAGCCAGAAGCGCGTCAATTTAAACGCTGGATTACGCACGAGGTTATTCCGACCATACGGAAAACCGGCGGCTATGTAGCGAATGACGACTTATTCGTAGAAACGTATCTGAAGCACGCAGATGAGCAGACGAAACTATTATTCCGCGCCACGCTAGAAACGGTAAGAAAGCAAAATGAGCAAATCGCCGTCATGCAGCCGAAAGCCGATTATTTTGACGCGCTTGTTGATCGTCGCTTGCTGACGAACTTCCGTGATACAGCTAAGGAACTAAAGGTGAAACCAAAGGCTTTCATCGATTGGCTTCTGGCCAAAAAATATATTTACCGCGACCAGAAAGGGAAGTTAAAGCCATACGCCCAATATGTCCCTTCCTTGTTCGAATTGAAGGAATGGGAACGAAACGGACGAGCTGACGTGCAAACACTTGTTACACCGAAAGGAAGAGAGACGTTTAGAATATTGCTACAAAAAGCTGTGGTATAAGGTATAATATGGGTAAATGAATATGTCCAAGACCGAGAGCGTGAGGACACTGATTGTGCAGAGTAGCATGGCTAGCTCTGTATGATTGGTGTCCTCTTTTGTTTTATCAGAAAAACGAAAGGGAGAGGTACCATGCGAACGATCCAGCAAGAATTAAAAAAATGGATGAAAGTTAATAAAGTTCAGCAACGCCAAAACAAGCGCAAAAAAGCGCGTAAAAAGAAACGAGGAAAAGAGCGGCTGACGGAGCGAGATATTAAGGAATTAATGGGCGTTGGTCGACCAGTGTATAGACGCGGCAAAGGTGGGGCATTTCGACAGAGATAATCACTATTTCGGAGGTTGGGAAGATGGACTTTATGTTACCTGAAATCGATCGAAAAGCGACGAAAAAAGCGGTGGAAGCGGCACTCGAAAAATATCGCATTTTCTTGCTGACATTGAAACTAGACCAGATGCCAAAGGTGACTCAACACTACTCGCTCGTTCCTGCAAAGACAAATAAACTCCACTCCTCAACCGAAGAAATAGCAATTCGAAATGCTGATTACGAGCGGGAGCGGGCAGAGTACATTCAGCGCATTGTTGAGGCTGTCAATCGTCTTGATTACTGGGAGCGAGCAATTATTATTCAACGATACATGAATGGAGAAGAGGTATTTGATTACGCCGTTTACAACGAGCTAGGAATGAGTCACCGTCATTACTATCGTCTCAAGTCTAGGGCGTTTTATAAGTTAGCATTTGCCCTTGAAATCGAAGTGTATCGAAAAAGAAGGAGGGACGAGCAATGAACTTTGTTCAACCGATTCGTGATCCAGAAAAGATTGCGGCAATGAAAAAATACTTGTTGCAACGAAGCAAGCGAAATTACATTTTATTCATCATCGGAATTAATACAGGTTTGCGTATATCAGATATATTGCAATTGAAGAAGGAAGATTTGCTTCAAACGCATTTGAAGTTGCGGGAAAAGAAAACAAGAAAGGAAAAACGAATTCGTATTCCGCCAGCGATACGTAAAGAGTTGATTGAGTACGCAAAAACACTTAAAGACGGTGAATACGCTTTTCGAAGCCGACAAGGCGGTAACCGTCCTATTGACCGTTCAACAGCGTATCGTATTTTGCGTGAGGCGGCCGAATATGTATCGCTCGATGAGGTGGGCACGCATACGCTGAGGAAGACGTTCGGTTATCATTTTTACCAACAGACTAAAGACGTTGCAATGCTTCAAGAGCTGTTTAACCATTCCAGTCCACACATTACCTTAAAGTATATCGGCGTCAATCAAGACGCAATGGATAAGGCGATGATGAAATACAAGATATGATTTTTCTTTTTTGGCTATCAGCACAACATAAAAAAGCATGGTGTGCACTCGTTTTGTAAAATGGATTGAAGCTAGAAATATCAAGGGGTTTCTGAATAGGGTGAGTGCATCAGTCTGTAAATTGAAGTGAACTCATTGGAGGGAAAGCGAGTGTTAGTCGAAGAAGCGAAAAAGCGAATCGAATATTTGCAAGAATATATTCGAATGATTGAAAACTACACTCCAACGACGATGGAAGAAGAAGCGGTGTACTTGTATGTGCAACTGGAGAGTGTTACGAAAGTAGTGCAGGAACTAAACAAAAAAGGCTATCGGATCGGTAACCGGAAGCTAACGACGGTGGACGTATCTAATATCATTCGCGCCAAACCAAAAGATGAGATGCACGAGCTGGCCAAGCGGATGTTTACGAAGAACAGGAAGCGGGGGAGTCGGTATTGGTAAGCGAATGATGGCACAATCGTGGCACAATTTTGGCACAATGATGGCACAATGTTTTCGTTTAGAGGTGTTATGATGATAACGTGAAAGACTTTGGTTGAAGCGTGACGCCACTTCATTTGAGGTGGCGATTATTATTTTTGTCGATATTTGACGAATGAATTATGTAGGATGATGACTCCTTTTGCCGAATGGAGTAGGTGGAAGGAGGGAAAGGAAATGACTAGAAAAATCGAATCGTATTGCCCAGATTGCGGTAAGCCAATATATGAAGATGAAAATGCATTGACCGGTTTTTGTGAAGAGTGTTCTAAAGATAAATAATTAATGCAAGCATCCTTCGGGGTGCTTTTTTATTTGGAGGGAAAACCATGCGGAATTTAAAGGTTAATGTAAGTTGGCATGTTATCGCTGAGACAGATGGCTGCATGGTTGTTGGCTTTTGTGTGGATGGAAGGCTGGCGGCTATTGTTTCTGGAGAATCAAATGATTTATATGAGAAGATGAAGAACTTCTTTTTAGACAAGGAGTAGTGACAATATGCCGAGCAAACCGTTGAAACCTTGCGCCGTTCCTAGGTGTTCAAACCTTACACAAGGTCGCTACTGCCACGCTCATCAGAAAAAAGAGCAGCAAAACAAATACGAGCGCCATCGCTACTATGACGAACACATTCGTGATAAGAAAGCCAGCGACTTTTATCACAGCAAAGAGTGGCAACGTGTTCGGCGCTTAGCGTTGATTCGCGACAAACATCTTTGTCAGCATTGCCTCGCCAAGAAGCGCATCACGCCAGCTGATGTAGTTGACCATATTGTACCGATACGTGTCGATTGGTCGCTGCGTCTATCGTTGAGTAATCTGCAATCACTTTGTAACTCCTGTCACAACAAGAAAACGGCCGAAGATAAGAAACGATATGGGAAGGGGGCGGGGTGAAAATTTTTCACTGGGCGGCTCTTGACCGCGCGCCCCCCTCAGCGTGAACAAAGTTCCCTTTTTGACGTAAAAGGGGGATAACAGTTTTTGGAGAAAATCAAAACGAAAGGTGGTGTTGAAAATGGGTCGGCGTGCGAAGCCGGTAGATTTAATTCTTATTCAAGGTACGAAGCATTTAACGAAGAAGGAAATTGAAGCACGACAAGAAGCGGAAGCAAAGTTACGTCCGAACGACGATAAGGTCAGACCGCCGAACTGGTTAGATGATGTAGCAAGAAAAGAATTTAAGCGGCTTGTCAAGGAATTGAAAGAAGTGGGGCTAGTCACAAATGTAGATGTAAATGCTCTTGCCTTGTACTGCGATGCGTATTCTAACTATGTAAAGTGCTCGCAGATCATTGAGGAAGAAGGGCTTATGGTGGAATATACAAACAAGGCGGCGGAAACAAACAAAGTGCCTCATCCATTGCTCACAAAGAAAAAGCAATTGCATGAGCAAATGAAATCGCTGGCCGTCGAATTTGGATTGACTCCAAGCTCTCGTGCAAAACTTGCTTTGCCAAAGGAAGAACCAAAGCAGCCGACGCCGTTTGAACAGGAGTTTGGTGAAGTATGAGTTTAAAGCAGTGGCTTATTGATTACTCGCACGATGTTATTGATGGTCGTGTGATTGCCTGTCAGAAACATAAATGGGCGTGCATGCGGTTTTTAAGAGATATTGAACGCGAGGGAACAGAAGATTTCCCTTACATTTTTAGTGAAACGAAAGCGATGCGCTTCCTCAAGTGGATGACGCTTTTTAAACATACGAAAGGTGTACTTAAGGGGCAACACATTCGACCGCATGAAATACAAGTGTTTGTGTTTGGCAACATTTATGGATGGGTGCATAAAGAAACGGATTATCGACGTTTTAAAAAGGCATATTGGCAGGTTGGAAGGAAGAATGCCAAATCACAAAGCCTTGCATGCGTAGCGTCATATGAAGCAATGGCTTTCGGTGAAAACATGTCCGAAGTATATATTGGGGCTACTAAGACAGAACAAGCAAGAATCGTCTGGAATGAAACTGAAGCAATGCTGGCGGGCTGTCATGAGTTGAAAGGAAAGTATGAAGTAAAATACGGTGCTATACATCATCCTAAAAGTCGTTCAATTATTCGACCTCTATCTAAAGAAGACAGGAAAACGGGCGATGGACTAAACCCACAGTGCGGCATTATTGACGAGTATCACGCGCATGAAACAGATGAAATTTATAACATTATTGATTCTGGTATGATTGCACGCGCGCAGCCGTTGCTGATGATTATTACAACAGCTGGTGTAAACTTAAATAACCCATGCTATCGGAGTGAATATCAATACGTTTCGAAGCTTTTAGACCCAAATAGTCCTGTTGAAAACGAACGATACTTCGCAATGGTCAACGAATTAGATAAAGACGAGGACGGAAATTTAATTGACGATATTCGAGATGAAAAGGCATGGCTAAAAGCTAATCCAATTGCGGCATCGTATCCAGAAGGAATTGAAAATATTCGAGCAAAGTTACAAGAAGCGCTTGAAAAGCCCGATAAAATGGACGATTTTCTCACTAAAAACATGAATATATGGATTAATAAGCGTGCACAAGGGTATATATCGTCTGATCGCTGGGCGGTCTGCGGTGCGGAAAAGTTTCCGGATATCAGTGGATTGGATGCGTATGTAGGCGTTGACTTGTCGGCAACGACCGACTTAACGAGCGTTTCTATCGAAATTCCATTGAGCGATGGGCGATTTGTCGTGCTGTCCCACTCATTCATACCTGAAGAAAAGCTAGACGAGCGAGTGAAAACCGACAAAATGCCATTCGATCAATGGGCTCGTCAAGGATGGATTACAACAACGCCAGGCGCGGTTGTTGATTACGCGTTTGTTCGCGAATATATCAAATCCATCGCGGAAAAATATGACGTTTCGGTGAAAGAAATTTGCTATGACAAATATAATGCACGCCATTTGATGCAGGAACTTGAGGCAGATGGGTTCGTGACAGTAGAAATTCCACAAGGGATTCGCTATTTATCGGAGCCGACAAAGAATTTTCGAACGAAGGTGTTCGAAAAGAAGATTATTCATAATAATAATCCCGTTTTATCGTGGGCGATTGGTAACGCGGTTACGCGAAAAGATGCTCAAGAGAACATTATGTTGGACAAGTCAAAGAGCACGGATCGGATTGACCCACTAGCAGCGCTTATTAACGCGCACGCTCGGGCGATGTTTGCGAATGCGGAGTCAGTTGACGTATCGGAATTCGCGACCGACGACTTTTTAGACAGACTGTGGGGTTGATAAAGTGAAGAAATTAAGACAAGTCTTTCGTGATTATGCGGAAGATTTTTTTATTTTTGTTGGTTTAACGCTCATTAATGTGGCAACTTTTCGATTAAGCGTTACAGCCGGCCTGTATGTACTTGGGTGTTCTTTTTTAGCTGTAGGTGTTTTTGTTGCAATACAGCCACCTAAACGTTATCCGCCATGAAGGAGGTGAGGAATAAATGTTTTTTCGACGTGCTTTGGAGCGGCGCAGTATCGAATATGGCTTAAACGATCCAACTCTTTTAGATTTTCTCGGCATTTCTCCCGGTGATGTTAACGTTTACGGCAAAAATGCTTTGAAAGAAGCAACGGTTTTTGCATGCGTCAAAATATTAGCTGAGTCGATTTCGAAGTTGCCGTTGAAGATTTATCAAGAGGATGAAAATGGCGTTATTAAAGCCTCAAAGCATTACTTATATAGGCTATTAAAACTCCGCCCCAATCCGTATATGTCGGCCTCTGACTTTGCCAAGTGTAATGAAACGCAGCGGAACACGTATGGGAATGCATACGTCAATATCGAGACTGACGAAAAAGGCAAAATTGTAGCGTTTTGGCCGATTGACGCAAGTAAAGTACGCATTTGGATTGACGATGTCGGACTTTTTAACAGTAAAAATCGCATCTGGTATGAAGTTGATGTCGGAACAGAGCGACGAAAGCTGATGCCAGACGAAATTTTGCATTTTAAGAGCGGCGTGACGCTAGATGGGATAGTTGGAGTGCCTCCACTTGAATATTTACGAGCAACCGTGGAAAATGCGGCTGCGGCAGGCAGATTTATTAATAATTTTTATAAGCAAGGGCTACAGGTAAAGGGGATTGTTCAGTATGTCGGCGATTTAAACCAAGAAGCAAAGAAGCAATTTCGAGAAAAATTCGAGGAAATGTCATCAGGGTTAAAAAATAGCCATCGAATTGCGCTTATGCCGATCGGGTATGAATTCAAACCCATTAGTTTATCCATGTCCGATGCTCAATTTCTTGAAAATACACAGCTTACGATCCGACAGATTGCAACAGCATTTGGTATCAAAATGCACCAGCTGAACGATTTAAGCCGAGCGACTCATACGAATGTGGCGGAGCAACAACGACAGTTCTATGTGGATACATTGCTACCAATTTTGACGATGTATGAACAAGAAATGACATATAAACTGTTCCTCGACAGTGAAATTGATGCTGGATATTACGTGAAGTTCAACGTTGACAGCATGCTTAGAAGCGACATTAAAACACGTTATGAAGCGTATGGCATCGGGATTGAGAAAGGTTTTATCACACCGAATGAAGCGAGAGCGTTAGAGGAGAAACCGCCTCTTCCAGGCGGTGATCAGCTTGTGTTTAATGGCAACGTCATTCCATTGACGATGGCTGGTCAACAGTATGTGAAGGGAGGTGGGGAAAATGGACAAACAGGCGACGATGGAAACAAAGGAAATTCGAGCGCTGCCAGTGAAAATTGAAGTCCGCAAATCAGCAGAAGGGGAGGAACAACGGACGATATCCGGTTCTATCAAGTACAACACAGAAAGTGCGGAGATGCGAGACTGGTGGGGCGACACGTTTGTTGAAGAGATTGCTTCTGGAGCATTTGACGAAAGCCTGAAAACGCGCAGTGTTGTTGGGTTGTGGTCACACGATGCGTCTAAAGTGCTTGGAAGCACGAAAAGCGGAACGTTGCGCCTAGAAAGCACGGAAAAGGAACTACGTTTTGAATTAGATTTGCCGAATACGACTATCGGCAATGACGCCTGGGAAATGATCAAACGAGGAGATGTCGATGGTGTATCGTTTGGCATGCGAGTCATAAAAGACAAATGGTCGCAAGTCGATCGCGACGGCAAAAAAATCTACAAACGTTCCATTTTGGATGCGGAATTGTATGAAATTTCTCCTGTTGCTTTCCCAGCGTACCCAGCAAACGAAGTATCTGTCCGATCGCTCAATGAATACCGTGAACAACAAAAACGCGCTTCTAACGAGTACAAAAAAAGAAAATTAGCAATGGAATTAGAGCTGATGTAATCGGCTCTTTTTAACTTTTAACAGGAGGTTGAATGATATGGGGAAAGAATTACGCGAAATGTTACAGAAATTAGAACAAATGAAATCAGAAGTTCGCTCTCTTTTAGGAGAGGATAAAGTGGACGAAGCAGAAAAGCGCATGGAAGATGTGCGAGCATTGCAAAAGAAAATCGAAGTGCAGCGGCAATTGGAGCAAGAAGAACGTGGCGGGCTTGGAATTGGTGGAGCTCAGTTGGCTAGTGGGGAAATTCGCACGGTGACAAAAGAAGATGCCGAGTTAGAAAGTGAGTATCGCCAAGTGTTCATGAAGGCAATTCGCCGTCGGTCGGTATCATCGGATGAGCGAAGCATCATCGCGGAATATGAAAAACGTGCGGTGATGCATACTGGTGGGGTTGTTGGCCAAGCGGATGGAGATTCTGGACTGATTTTACCTCAAGACATTCAAACAGAGATTTATACGCTTATGCGAGATTTTAACGACCTTTCTCAATATGTGAATGTACAAAATGTGACGGCTCTTAGTGGCTCTCGTGTACTCGAAAAAGATGAGGACATGGTGCCTTTCCAAGATGTCGATGAATATGGATTGATTGGAGAAACGGACAATCCTAAGTTTGTTCCAATCTCTTACTCTCTCAAAAAACGTGCTGGCATTTTACCTCTAACGAATGAATTGATTGCTGATACAGACCAAAACATTGAGCAATACGTTACGAATTGGATTAGCAAAAAAGCTGTCGTTACACGAAATTATCACATCACGAATTTATTGAAAACAATGCCAAAACAATCATTAGCTAACTTCGACAATATCAAAAAAGTTCTTAACGTACTATTGGATCCGGCTATTAGCGCAAATAGCATCATTTTAACGAACCAAGACGGTTATCACTGGTTGGACGAGCAGAAAGACGCAAATGGACGCTATTTATTGCAAGATGACCCAACTCAACCAGGACGCAAACTATTTAAAGGACGTCCTGTTGTTGTTGCATCGAATCGATTCTTAAAAACAGAAGGAACGTCTACATTGTTGGCACCAATCATTATTGGTGATTTAACACAGTTAATCGTTGTATTTAACCGTCGCTTCTTTGAATTGGCGAGCACAAAAGAAGGTGGCGACGCTTTCCTTCGTGATACAACGAACCTTCGTACAATTATGCGCGATGATTATAAATTCTGGGATACAGGGGCAGCGGTGTTTGGACAATTAGATGTTACGGACACGGTTTGATGAATGGTTAGAAAAAAACGATGGGGAAGTTATTCCCCATCCCCTTAATGGGGTGATGTGATTTGATTATTTCCATTTTTGAAGCGAAACAATGGTTGAAAATTGACCACGATGAGGAAGACGCCGTAATTGATATGCTTATCCATGCTGCAGAAGCTTATATAAAAAACGCAACGGGTAATGTTTTTGATGATACGAATCATCTAGCAAAATTGCTTTGCCTCGTATTTGTCACCGATTGGTATGAAAACAGGGAAATGATCGGGAAAACGAGCGAAAAAATAAGACCAACCGTTGAAAGCATCATTGCGCAACTTTCGCATTGTTACGATACACAAGAAGGTGATACTGGATGAATCCAGGAAAATTGAAAGACCGTCTGATTTTTTATGAAATTGTTTTTGAAGACGGAGAAGAGATGCTTATTGAACGGTTTAAAGTCTGGGGACAAATAAAGTTCAAAAAGAACAAATTTACCGATCAACAACCTGAAAAGTCGTATCAGATCATTATTAGGGCGAATAAAGGTGTAAAACAGCACATGAAGGTCGTTTGTCAGGGGAAATGGTACGATGTGATGACGATAGATGAGGCGGAACCGGGATATTTAGTGCTGGATTGTTTGCTTGGATATATTCATAATTTGAATGATTTGTGTTCGATTTCTCGTTTTCAAGAAATTGAATTGCCAAGCGGAGAAACGGTCTATCAACCGGTAAAAATCATGGAAAATATTCCATGTGAGCTTGTAAAAATTGAATCTGGTAACAGTACGCAGACGGAGACGACTCACAACATTCGGTTCATGTATAAAATTCACATGGAAACACACAGAAATTTATTGATAGGCGACAAAATAGAAGTCGTTCGCAGAGGACAGACATTCCGATTTATTGCGAAGGAATGGTTTAAATATCATACCTTCCAAGAAGTCATTGCAGAAATGGAAGGTGAAGCGTGATGTTTGAAATAAAAATGGACAATTTTAAAAAGTACGAAGAGCAATTCCTGTTTATAAAAGAAAATCTTCCAGAGGAGCTTGAAAATTATTTGCTAGAAACGGCTAAAAGCTTGCTGAGGTTGGCAAAAGTAAGAACCCCGAAACAGGAAGGTGATTTACGGAGAGGCTGGGAAATAGGAGAATTGAAACGAGAAGGCGATGATTTAATCATAAGTGTGTACAATAAGGAGTTCTATGCTCGTTTTGTTGAGTACGGTCATAAAGTGGTGATTAATAAAAAAACAGTAGGGTATGCGCCTGGATTCTATATGCTGACTGTATCTACAAAGCGAATTCGACGTCAAATTCCTCGAAGATTGAAAAAACACTTTGACAAGGTGCTGAATTCGTTATGATGTTGTCACTTAGAGATGCGATTATTAGTAAGTTAAAAACTACCTTCCCAGACCACAAAATATATGGCGAAAAAGTGGAACAAGGTCTTAAAAAGCCTTGTTTTTTTATTACTGTTTTGCCTGGCGATGTTATTGAGTTAAGCAAATCTATGCAGCAAAGGGAAATCACCATCGATGTTCAGTACTTATCCGAAGAAGAAACGAACGCCAAGAACATTGAAATGGCTGATTTGTTGAACGATTTGTTCCGAAAAATTGCCCTTGACGGGCTGACGGTGAGCGTTATAGAGCGAAGATTTGAAATCGTGGATGATATTCTCCACTTTTTCCTCGATCTCGACTTCATCGTGATGTTGAGCGATACAGAGCAGCATGAATTAATGCAGGAAATCATCCATAACAAGGAGGTATTGTAATGGGCTTACCTCAAGTAAATATCGTGTTTAAGACGCTTGGGGCCACGGCTATTCAACGTGGTGAGCGCGGAATAGTCGCATTGCTTTTAAAGGATACCGCGGCTCTTGGAGCGCATGTTTTAACAAGTATTACGGATATTCCTACGGGATTATCGGCTGCGAATAAAAAACAAATTGAGCTGGCTTTTATCGGTGGCGAACGGACGCCGAATCGGGTGGTTGTGTACGTCTACGATCCGAATTCCACAGTTACGAACGGAACGCCGCAGGATGTAGCTCTGAACTATTTAGAAACTGTGAAATTCGATTATTTTGTCTTCCCGGAGATTGAAGAGGCAGACAAAACGAAAATCACCACATGGATAGGTTTGCAGCGCGCCAACGGTAAGATGGTGAAGGCCGTATTGCCCCATCATGCGGCCGATAAAGAGTACATTATTAATTTTACGACAGAAAACATTGTCGTCGGCGATACGACGTATACGGCAGCCCAATATTGCTCACGCATCGCTGGATTAATCGCCGGAACGCCGTTGACGATTTCGACGACATTTCAACCGTTACCGGAAGTGGACAGCGTCCAAAGCTATACAAAGGACCAATTAAACCAAGCGATCGATAATGGTGAATTTGTGATTTACCACGATGGGGAAAAAGTGAAGGTCGGTCGCGGGGTGACATCGCTCGTTACGACCACGCAAGATAAGGGAGACGATTTCAAGAAAATTAAAATCGTCGATATCCTCGATCTCATGTATATGGACATTCGTAAGACGATTGAGGATAAGTATATCGGCAAATATGCGAACAGCTACGACAACAAGGTGCTGCTCATTCAAGCCATTAATGCGTACTATGAGCAGCTAGAGATTGACGGGCTACTCGACACAGGAAAAAATAGTGCAGAAATTGATTTAGATGCACAACGAGTTTACTTGCGGTCGATTGGCGTTGATGTGGATTCAATGAAAGATCAACAAATTAAAGAAGCAAATACAAGGGATAAGGTATTTTTATTGTCGCGTGTACGTCCTCTTGACGCTATTGAGGACATCGACATGAAAGTGCTCATTTAGGGAGGTGCTGACGAATGGAACGAATGATTCCTGAGCGTGCGATTTCGGGAACTCATGGGGAAGTATGGATTGACGGGGAAAAGTTTGCCGAGGCATATGGCTTGCAGGCGAAGGTGGACTTTATTAAGGAGAAAGTACCGATGTGTGGTGCTCCGAGTGGTCAAGGTCAAAAGTACATGGGATGGGAAGGAAAAGGAACGCTGCGCATAACCAAAGTAAATTCTCGGTTAACAAGAAAAGTGGCGGAACAGGTGAAACGCGGCGTTTTAGAGCCGATGACAATCGTTAGTAAACTAGCGGATCCAGCGGCATTTGGTGCAGAACGTGTAGTGTTGAAAGGGTGTATTTTTGATGATTTAACACTTGCTGACTGGGAATCAGGGAAAATTGTGCAAGAGGAAAAACCGTTCACTTTTACTGATTTTGACTTAGTTGACTATATCGAATAGGCAGAGGGGAAACCTTCTGCTTTTTAATATTGAGGAGGGAAAACATGAGCAACGTTGTTGATATTTTGTTAAAAATGGATGCTGAAAAGTTAGAATTGCCTAAAAAACTCGTTGAAATCAAACGTTTAAGCGAACTGGCCGGCGAGCCAGTAGTTTTTGAAATTAAAGCATTGACGCAAACGCAATTTGAGGAAATCCAAGACATGTCTACAAAGTTTGATCCGATCTCGAACAAAGCGGACATTGACGTTTTTACGATTAAACTTGAAACGATCCTAAAAGGTGTTGTTTCCCCAGAGCTAAAACGCAAAGAGCTATTAGAACATTACAAAGTACCGACGCCGTACGATCTCATTAAGAAATTGTTTACGCCTGGAGAAATCGACCGGTTGTATAACGAAATCAGCAATTTAAGTGGGTTCGGAGAAGGAGCAGTGGAAGAAGTAAAAAAGCCGTAAAAGAGAACGGTTATGTGCAAATGATGTATTGGTATTGGAAAAAGAAAGGTATTCGACCGGCGGTTTTTTATCAAATTCCTTACGGAGAGTTGACCATTATTCGTGCTTTTTATGAGCTTGAAGTAGAAGAAGAAAACGAAAAAATAAAAGCTTTGTCCGGCATGCCGTGTGCGGCGCTGCTGTTGTGAGGTGAGAAGGAATGGCAAAGGGACAACGACTCGAGGCGGAAATTTCCGTAAAGGATAGTGCCACGAGTAATATAGAAAAGGTCATTCGCTCAAATGAAAAATTGAAGAATGAGATGATGCGCCTAAAGGCAACGATGGACAAGGTGCAGGAAAGCGCAAAAAAGCGCTGGGAAATGCGTGTTGAAACGGCTAAAGCTAATGAAAGGCTAGAGAAGCTAGCGGATGCTATTGATCGTGTTCGTCAGCGGGCAGTAACGACGAGAGAGCATTTACTGATGTTAGGAACAGTTGTTGGAACAGCACTAGCCACAGGGGTATCGGCGGCACTAAAAAGCGGCGCCGACCTCGAAAAATACATGATCTCCATGGAACACTTCATCGGCGTGCAAAACAAAGGTATGAATCAACAGCAGGTGAAAAAATCTGCCCAAGAATATTTATCTGCACTGCGCCAAAACGCCAATGCGACGCCTTTTGAAACCGGGGAAGTTGTTCAAGCTGGTGTTCGTGCGCTAGGGATCGCTGGCGGAAATACACAAGAGTCGATGAAGCTACTAAAACTTGCCGAGGACATGGCAGCTTTAACACCTGGAAAAACTCTTTCTGAAGCGATTGAGGCGCTTGCCGATGCCAAGACAGGGGAATTTGAGCGTCTTAAAGAATTCGGTTTCAAAGTAACAGCTCAAGAATTTAAAGGGTATGTCGGAAAAGGCGTCAATGCAAACTTAACTGCAGATGAAACACAGAAAGCTTTCAATACACTAACCGAGCAAAAGTTAAGCCCATTTTTCGCCGGTGGCGCGCAAAAATTATCACAATCTACCGCAGGAAAAGCGAGTACCATCGTTGGCAACTTGAAAAGCGGTCTGCAAGATGCAGGATATAATATGCTTCAGGGAATTAAACCAGAAACAATGGACAAGCTGGTCAAAGCAAGTGAAAACATTGGAAAAGCCATCGGCGACGCAGGTGCTAAAATGGTAAATGCATTTGCAAAAGCTGCCCCGCATATTAAGTCGGTCGCAACGGCATTAGCTGCAGTAACAGCAGGGGTCATTTCGTTCCGTATAGCTTTTACCGGCTTAACTATCATGCAAACGATCATCACGCTATTTAAAGCCTGGCGAGCTGGAACGTTAGCACAGACGGCTGCTCAATTAGGATTGAATGCAGCCATGCTCGCTAATCCAATGACATGGGTGGCAGTTGGAATCGCGGCTTTAATTGCAGCAGGTGTTGCGTTGGTGATGAACTGGGATAAAGTGAAAAAGAAATCGCTAGAAGTATGGGACGTTGTGAAAGAAAAGGTTTCTAACTTTATTGAGCCAGTCAAAAAGTGGTTTGACGGTTTAATAGCTAGTGTAACAAGTTTTATCGACAAAATCACTTCGTTTGGTAACATCAAAATTGGTTTGCCAAAGTTTCTTGGTGGAAACGGTCTGATACAGAAAAGAGCGATCGGCGGTGTGATTCCTCGTGATAATTATCCGGCTCTTTTGCATGAAGGTGAAAAAGTTCTTACCAAACAAGAAGTAAAACAAATGGAAAACAGCAAGCGTCAACGTAGTGCGTCTGTAACCATCACAGGCAACCAATTTATTATTCGAAATGAGTCAGATATTAAAAAGTTAGCTTTAGAGCTTGCAAGATATTTAGAACAAGAAGGGGGATTAATGGCATGAAGGTAAAAATGCAGTTTTGGCTTCGATACGGCAGCGAAAATCTGCAGTTGCCTGTTAATCCTTCATCTTTTGAAGTGGCAAGCCCATATGGAATCGAGGTTATTGAAGTTGATAATCTTGGAGAAATCACGATCCCAAAAAACAGAGGGTTACAAGAATTTCGCTTCGAATCATTTTTGCCGGAGAAATATGATCCAACATATTGCGTTCATAACAGAATCATCCCACCTAATGATTTTATTGAGATTATTGAGGGGTGGCGAGATGAAGAAAAACCGGTTCGATTTACGGTTACAACTGCGAATATCAATACTCTTGTTTTAATCCCTGAGTTTACGTATCGGCCGAGTCCTCCTGGCAGTCCAGGCGAAATACAATTTTCCATCTCGTTAAAAGAGTATAGAGTACCAGTCATTAAAAAACTAACTTCAACAGCGGTTTCTTCAAAAAAATCATCAAAAATGGCTCAACGACCGCCGAAACAGGAGACAAAGCCGAAAACTTATACAGTTAGGCCAGGAGATTCGCTATGGTCTATTTCAATGAAATTTTATAAAACAGGGTCAAAAGTAAGTGCCATTCACGAAGCTAATAAAAAAATAATCGGGAAGGATCCTAACAAAATTATCCCTGGACAAAAGCTGGTGTTGCCATGAAAGTGATTTATGACAATTACGACATCACCGATTTAGTCAGGAGCGTAGAGTGGAGTGGCGATTTACAGCAAGTGGCCCGTACTCTAACGGTAACGTTGATTAATACAGCAAACGGCATTTCCCCGTTACTTGCTTTTAAAAACGGCAAGATTATTCGATTTTTTGATGATAAAGAGTTATTTCGAGGGTTCCTCTTTAAAATAGACAAAAACCAAGCAGGTGAAGTTACTCTTACTTGCTACGATGCCAACGTATATTTGCTTAAAAACGCCGATACGATGAAATTTGTGAAGAAAAAAGCGAGCGAGATCATAAAGCACATTTGCAGTACATTTAAAATCCCAATCGGCCCAATCGCCGACACGGGATATGTCATTCCAAAGCACATTTTTCGCGAAAAAACGTTAGCGGAAATGAGTTTTACTGCCTTAACGACTACCAGAAAACACAATGGTAGGCGTTTTTTTATTTCCAACAACCTAGGAAAATTCACTCTTGCAGAAATGAAAGTGCCAAACGCTAAACTGATTATCGAGAGTGGAAGGAATTTATTATCGCTCAGCGTCAGCGAAAGCATAGAAGAAACCAAAACAAGAGTAAAGGTGATCGGCGGCACAGATAAAAAGCCTGTGACCGTCACTGTCCAAAATGACAGTTTAGCAAGGCAATATGGTGTTATGCAGCACGTAGAACGTGCCGATGAAAAGTTAAATAAAGCGCAGCTGCAAAAACTAGCCAGCCAGCTGCTGAAAGATATGGGCAAAGTCGCAACAGACATGACTCTCGAGTCTTTAGGGATCAATGAAATCACGGCCGGCTCTGTGATCCAAGTGTATAACAAGATGACTGGCATTAACGGCACCTATTACGTCAATTCGGACACCCATCATTACGAAAACGGGGTGCATACGATGTCGCTAAACATTAGCAGCAGCCCGAATTTGGCGGAGGTGGCCTATGAGGAGGCATGAGGATGGAAGGAAACGGTGCTGTGCGGTTAATTCAGCTGATGAGGCAACACGGATATAACAAAGACGTATCCATTGAACTGGCCACGGTGACGTCTCCACCTCCAAACATAAAAATCCAGGTCGATAATATGAAAATCGAACTGGATAAGGATGACGTTGTCGTGGCTGAACATTTATTGCCCCATAAAAGAAGGGTTCTTTTTCTAGGTACCGAGGGCGAAATAGAGTTTAAAGACTCGCTGGAGGCCGGCGATCGCGTCATCGTAGCCAGCGACCGTGACCAAGTGTTTTATATCATTGATCGGGCGGTGATGTTTTAATGGCGCTAGCTCCAGTCAATCTTGACGAGCTGAATGCAAATGATGCAACGGAAACAGCGGTTATTGGCCCGTCCAAAACGTATCGTATAGATTTTGACAGAGGAGAAATGGGCGGGCTCATCAATGATGACGAGGCCATTTTGCAGTTTATCCAGAAGGCAATTATGACGGCTCGCTCTCGATTTTTTATCTACGATGATGAGTATGGCTGCGAATTAGAAGACGTCGTCGGAAAAAATGTTTCAAACGAGCTTCTAGAAGAAGAAGTTCCTCGTTTGATTAAAGAAGCAATCGAATATGACGACCGGATTGAAAGTGCTTCAAACTTTGTCATTGAGCGTTCCGGTGATCAATTGCAAGTAACATTTAATGTTGCGCTTACAAACGGAAAGGTCCTCGAGGGGGTGGGTGTAAATGTTTGAAGACCAGACGTTTGATGTCATTATGCAGCGCATGTTGTCGCGAATCCCAGACGATTTTGACAAACGGCAAGGGTCTGTTATATGGGATATGCTTGCCCCGGCGGCTCTTGAATTGGAGCGTGCATATCAACAATTGTATTTAGTGACTCAATGGCTCTATTTAACTGAAGATGTGCCCCGGGATATATTACTTGCTCGGGTGAGAGACCTTGGCATTGAGCCGAACCCTCCACAAAAGGCAAAGGGCCTGGTGATTTTCACAGGAAGGCCGGGAACAATCATTCCGGCTAATACTCGGGTTAGCACGGATGACAGCACCCCGATTTTCTTTTATACAACGGGCGATGCAACTATCCCGGAAAACGGAACTGTTTCGGTTTTGGTGGAAGCCGAGATAGTGGGTTCATCAGGTAATGTCCTGGCCAATACAATTACAGTTTTGGTTGATGTCATCGATGGGGTGGAAAGTGTGACAAACCCGCAGGCATTTGAAAATGGAGTCGATGAAGAAAGCGACGAATCACTGCTTGCCCGGTATTACGAGAGAATACGTAAACCTATCACATCAGGAAACATTGCACATTACCGACAATGGGCGTTGGAAGTGGCAGGAGTAGGTGATGCAAAAGTTTATCCTGTTTGGAACGGTTCGGGCACAGTCAAGGTCGTTTTGCTTGGTACAGACAAAACTGCGCCTGCCCAATCAGTGATTGACGAAGTGGCTACGCATATTGAAAATGTTCGTCCAATCGGCGCGACCGTGACAGTCGTTGGCGCTACTGAGGTACCTATTAACGTGTCTGCAACATTGACACTTGTAGCAGGCAAAACACTGGCCGATGCACAAACCGAATTTGAACCATTACTGATTGAGTACTTACAATCACTAGCTTTTGTGGATCCGGTGGTCCGATACACAAGGGTGTCAAGCCTGTTACTTGATTGTCCTAGCGTTATTGACTACTCTAACTTAACTGTCAACGGTAGTTCCGCGAATGTTATGGTTGCCGAGGGCGAGGTTGCGGTTAAAGGAACGGTGACTTTCTCATGACAATATTTCCTGATCGGGATATTGAAAATGATCTGTTTAGCTACATGCCAACATATTATCGTCACTTGCGATCACCGCGTGCGATTATTCAGACAGAAGGCGCTGAATTTCGTGATCTTGTCACATCTATTGCCGATGTGTTGGCACAGTTTGCGGTTGATACAGCGACATGGGGGCTTGCCGATTGGGAACGTATTTGCGATATCCCAACTGACGAGAGCAAACCGATAGAGCAACGCCGGAGTGTTGTGAAGTCGAAGCTACGGGGCATTGGAACCGTAACGGTTGCACTTATCCGTAATGTGGCGGAATCTTGGTACAACGGCGAAGTCGAAGTAACCGAGCAGCCGTCACTTTATACTGTGAAGATTAAATTCGTCAGCCGGCTTGGAGTCCCAAGTAATTTAACTGACATTCAGAACGCCTTGCGAGAAATCATTCCAGCCCATTTGGCGATCAGCTTCGAGTTTTCATATTTACTAGTCCGAGATATCCATAATGTAATGACAATCGCCCAATTAGAGGGAACAACGCTCAATAAATTTGCGGGAGGTGTGTTTTAGTGGCAAGTAATACACCACGGTTAGGTTTATATAAAAAAGATCCGGTTGCCGATGCGAATGATACATTCAATATACAAACGATGCTCAACGACAACTGGGACCGAATTGACCAAAACGTTGAAACGATTACGGGGGCGCAAGCAAAAGCAAACCAAGCGGAACAGAACGCAAAAACATATGCGGACCAACAGCTTGCTACGCATTCGGCTGATTATGTGAAACATCCGAGTTATGCAGTAGCAAGTGGGTCAGCGAACACCTATACAGTTACTCTTAACCCTGCTCCAACGTCTTACGTTGAGGGAATGGCGATTGCCGTAAAAATAAATGTAGATAATACTGGAGCGTCAACGATCAACGTTAATGGATTAGGTGCAAAAGCTATTAAGAAACCAAACGGCAACGATGTGGCAGCTGGAAACCTTAAAGCAGGTTCAATTTATACTTTGAGATACAATGGTACAAATTTTATCTTACAGGGTGAAGGGGGGTCTGGTAACGCTCAATCTTCTGATGTATTGAGTGGGAAAACATTCACGAATGATAGTGGAGAACAGACGGGGACAATGCCGAACCAAGGAGCTATAATAATTACCCCGACAACATCGAACCAAGCAATTCCCGCAGGCTACCATAACGGAAGTGGTTACGTTAAAGGTGATCCGAATCTAGTGGCGGCGAACATCAAACAAGGGGTAAGTATTTTCGGCGTAGCGGGAAGTTTTGATGGAAAACGCTGGGCTAGCGGCTCAAATACAATTGCAAGCAATGGGGTTTTAACAGTATCTGGTTTAGCATTTACACCAAAAATAGTTTACTACTATGTTTCTACCGATAGTTATGGATTTCTCACAACTTATTTTGGATTAAGGGCGGCGCGTCTTGCTTCTAGTGTTTTTTTGACAAACACAAATTTTAGTATCACATCTAATGGTTTTTCAGTAGATACTAATTTAGCAAACCAATCAGCACTTTGGTATGCATATGAATAAGCAAGGGGGGGTTTTTGTGAATAAAGTCGGCAGAAAGATTTACTACGATAAGATGACAGGAAACGTCATTTTAGATACTGGCGAAATGATGGGGGCAGTTATCGAAACAACTATTGACCAAGATTTTGAAACATATCAAGCATTAAAAGAGCGTGTTCGTGATTCAGTTGGTGTTATTCAACTTGAATATGGTCAATATGCAGAAGATTTCGCACAATGCAACGGATACCGCGTGAATCCGCAAACGCTAGAATTAGAGTTTTCGTATCCCGACCCGAACGCAACCGAGCCGCAAGAACCAGTGTATCAAAAGCCGTTTACGGAGCAAGTGAATGAATTGAAACAAGAATTAGCATTATCAAACGCATTAATACTTGAACTTATGGAAAATTTATTAGTTTAGGAGGAATGAAAAATGGCAGTTAATACTCTTTTGGTAAAGGCTTATGCAATTAATATCTATCTTTACGGAAATCGTACATTCGCAACTATCCCAACAGAGTATCACGAGCCGGTCAAACAATATGCGGCGCAGACATTCACGCAAGAACAAATTTACAATGCTTTAGTAAATGGATGGATTACGCAGCAAGAATATGATGAAACGATGGCTTATAAAACAGCGTAGTAGGACGATAATGTGCAATAAATTAAATGCGTAGGTGACATTGATTTATGCGAATAGTTAGGTGGGTTTTAATTTTTATCATACTGCTAGCTGCGTTTGTAAAAAAAGTACCGGCCATTTATTGGTTCATTCCAGGTTTCGTTATTGGTAATTACTTCTCGGAGTATGTACAGAACAAAAAACAAAATAAAACAAAACGCAAACACCACTGAAAAGTAGGTGTATTTTTTATGCCTTAATTCAGTAAAAAAAGTCCTCCCTTATTTTTGGGAGGACTTTTCTAATCCAATCTTAACAAGTTCCCGTATGGCTTCATTTCTGTTTTTAAGTTTATTTTCGTGCCAGTACTTTTCTATCTGATCGACAAGTTCATTCGGGAACGTCACTAAAATTTGTGTATTTTTATTTTTATCAACTGCCATTATATTTTCACCCCTTTTTCACGAGTATTATAAGTTATATAACTTATATTTGACAACAAGAACATTAGTTTGTATCATATAGTTATATAAGTTATATAACTATATGGTGGGGTGAATATGATGGCGAATACTGCTGGGGAACAAATGCTATCGGAGATCACCGCAATGCTCTATGAGTTGGTTCCGACAATCAATGTGGAGCAAATCAAAAGTCAGTTATCGTCGATATTTTCTCAGTATCATGTCACAAGAATTGAACAACATGAAGTGCATCCCGATTTACATGAGAAGATCCAGTTATTCTTGTCTTCAAAGAAGCTGGAGGGCTTAAGCCAAATTACATTAGACAGTTATAAATTAGATTTAAAAATCTTTGCTGACAAGGTGAAGAAAAAAACAGATGAAATCACAGCGGCTGATATTAGAGTATTCCTTGCGCAGTTTAATCATCTCAAGTTAAGTTCCATTTCTAAAAAGCTATCAGTTTTAAAAAGCTTTTTCGGTTGGCTTGCTTCAGAAGAAATCATTCAGCGTGACCCTACAGCAAAATTAAAGCCGCCTAAACAAGAGAAACGGCTTCCAAAAGCTCTGACTATTGAAGAGCTTGAAATGCTTCGTGAAGCGTGTAAAACGACACGTCAGCGGGCATTCATAGAGGTATTGTATGCGACTGGATGCCGTCTATCAGAAGTTCATGCATTAAATCGTTCGGATGTTAACTATCAATCTCTTAGCTGCAGAGTCATCGGGAAAGGTAACAAAGAGCGAGAAGTGTATTTCAGTTTCAAAGCTATGTATCATTTGCGTAAATACCTCATGAGCCGAACAGATAATGAACCGGCGCTGTTTATTACTGAGAGAAAACCTTATAGACGATTATCCAAACGTGGTATACAGCGAGAAATCGCAAAAATTGCGGCGAACGCAGGTTTAGAAAAGCGAGTAAGCCCTCATACGTTACGACACACTTTCGCGACGCTAACTTTAAACAATGGTGCAGAACTTGCAGCTGTTCAAGCTCTATTAGGCCATGAGGACCCAGCAACTACACAAATTTACGCTCAACTTAGCAATGAAAAAAAACGAGAACAGCATAGAAAATACTTAGTCCAATAATAAATTTAAGACCAGTGTCTGCTGGTCTTTTTATTAATGTTCTAGAAAGGTGTGATTCGATGGAACATCGTATTGAAAAACTCGAAGCGGATATGACAGATGTGAAAACGAGGCTGGCTGTGGCGGAAGCAAATATCAAAGATATGCGCGACGATATTCGAGCAATCAAAGATGACACGAAATGGCTACGACGAACGATCACGAACGCAATAATTGTTTCGGTGATCGGCGGCATTGTGGCCATTGTTTTTGCTGCATTGAAAGGGGGTGTCCAATAATGGAAGCAATTCTTTCAATTGAATTTACAGCGTATGTAGCGTTAGCCGTTTTACTCTATGCTATTCGCGAGGCAACAAACATTCCTAATCGATTTATTCCGATTGTCGCAGTTATACTAGGCGTTGCTTTTGCGGCCTTTGAAAGCAACGCTTTTTCTTTTGAAGTGTTAGTCCAGGGGCTTCAATATGCACTGTACGGTGTTGGTTCGGTGGCGACTGTGAAATATGCACTTGAAAAAGGGGGAGATAAATAATGGTTCGTATTGTCATAGACTTTGGCCATGGTGGAAGTGATCCCGGTGCAGTGGCGAATGGCTTGAGGGAAAAAGACTTAACGATGCAGATCGGTTTGATGATTGGCGATATGCTTTCCGACTATGAAGGTGTAGAAGTCATCTATACTCGTAGCGATGACCGTTACTTATCATTAGAAGAACGAGCAGCAATTGCAAATAAAGCTGGAGCAGACTTTTTCTTATCTATTCATATCAACGCTGGCGGCGGCACAGGTTTTGAAAGCTATATTCACAACGGCAACGTCAGTGCAAAAACACTTGCCTATCAAAATGTCATTCATGCAGAAATTATGAAAGCGATCGGCGGTGTTAAAGATAGAGGGAAGAAACGTGCAAACTACGCTGTATTGCGCGAAAGCAAGATGCCGGCGCTTCTGACAGAAAATCTATTCATCGACAACGCAAGTGATGCGGCAAAATTGAAATCACAAGAATTCATTTTGAAAATCGCAAGTGGCCATGTGGAAGGTATCGTGAAAGCGTTCGGGTTGAAGAAGAAAAAGGAGGCAGTGAAGATGCCAGAACAAGCAAAAACGCAATACGACAAAGAAGTCGATGCAGCGTTTGAATTTTTGAAGCAACACGGAGTGGTCACACAAGACCGCCGGAATGAACCAGTGACACGCGCTCAAATGTTTTTGATGTTGTATCGATTTGCAAAGAATGTGTTGAAATAGTAACCCCTGCCGTTTGGCGGGGGGATTTTGATAAAATTTCTAGAATCTTTAATATTTTTGTTGAAAAAATCAACAAAAATAGTTGATTTGTTTTTCTGGAAATGTTAATCTATCAATAGGAAAAATTTCATATCATATTAGAAAGGAGGAACAAGCCATGTTAACTCCATTTGGAAAGTTTTCCAGAAAACTTAGAATTGATAATGGCGAACTTCTAAAAGACATGGCAGATAAACTAGGAGTTACTTCTTCTTATTTATCTGCTGTGGAAAATGGTAAAAGAAATGTTCCTCATGAATGGATTGATAAAATTTCAGATTTGTATTCTTTAAGTGCTGAAGATCGTAACGATTTAATGCAAGCTGTTCATGCTTCACAAAAAGTTGTTAAGATTGATTTTGAAGGAATAAGCAGTGAGGATAGAAATACCATACTAGCTTTAGCCAGAGAGTTTAAAAGTTTAGATGAAGGCGATAAAGCAAAGATAAAAGACATCCTCTTGAAAAACAAAAAAAGGAGGGGTTAAATGACTTTATATATTGCCAACCCTACATCCAGAAGGAATATTAGGGAATTAGCAAACACAATTAGGAAATTAGCAGGGATGTATAACGAAAAGTATTTCCCTGTTGTTGAATTCTTAGAGTGGGGACTTCCAGAGTTGGATTCCTTATTCACACTAGAAATTGTGTCTCCTGGTGAAATGAAAAATGAATATGCAGTAACTTATCCAAAAAAACATCTAATTCGTATTCAAGAAGACGTGTATGAAAGAGCAATTTCAGGTAGTGGGAGAGATAGATTTACAATAGCCCATGAGATAGGGCATTATATTATGCATCGCCCTGGAAGCATTGCACTTGCTAGAAGTTTAAATGTTGGAAGTGTTCCCCCATATAAAGATCCGGAGTGGCAAGCGAATACATTTGCAGGTGAATTACTTGCCCCGCCACATATAATAAAAGGTTTAAGTGTGAAAGAAATAGCTATGTGCTGTGGGGTTTCGTTCGATGTTGCAAGAATCCAATTACAAAATATTTAAACAAGGAGGGTTCACATGAAAAGCAATAAAAAAAGCCCTTGCAGAGGGCCAACTAAAAAATAGTGAATAGTCGCTACATTAGTAATACACATCTAACACTAATGTATCACTATTTTGGTCCTCTTGCAAGAAAAATAATTAGACAAGAGGTGACCGAAATATGTTAATTTGTCGAGCATTTATTACTCTAAAAGATGGAACTCGCTTATATGCTAAACAAGTAGGTAAAAAGGCATTTTGCTGGGAAGTTACCGAAGAAGAGTATAAAGCATACTTGGAAAAACAGAAAAAGAATAAGAAAAAGTAAGTCTGTTAAAATACCTTTGCGACTGAGGTATTGGGCCCCTTCTCATACGAGAGGGGCGCTTTTATGCTTGAGCACCTTTTTCTTTATTCACTTTCCACGCATACTTATAATCTTGGCATTGGTTCACTTTAGGAAGTAAGAACGCAAAAGGACTGGCAAGGACTAACAATGCGGCTAAAATCCAAAACGGGAAGAACAAAAATCCTAACCGCACCATACATCCAGCGGACATAAACGGTAATATAAGGTAATAAAAAGAAAAATGCTTTTCCTCGTTGTTGTACTTTATTACTTCCGCATCGTGGACACGGTTCCCATCCGTCTTTTCTCATTACTGTTTCCCTCTTTCCTTCTATATAATTCCATTTCAATTTTATCTTAACTCTGCTCATTTTGAATAGGTTCTTTTTTATCCATAATTTGCTGACTTTCATAAAAGAACATAATTACAGCAGGATGTACTACCGGCCTCGAATAGATGTATCACATCGATTACGCGACGAGAGGGGGAGATTTCTTCCGAACGACATAAATCAAATTCGGGAAACAGGGGGAATTGTTATTAGATTTGAGTGACGTCACATACGACGATGAACCTCCGCGAGAAATCAAACTCAAAAAAGTAGAAGGCACGTATGGAACATACCAAGTCGAGGAGAAAATGAAAGCCAGTGATGTACTTACGCTTGTCGCATTTGTCATCATTCTCGTTATTTCTTATTTTGCTTAAGTGACCACATGACCACCAAACCGACCACAAAATGAATAAAAACATACGTTTTTTTATGAAAGTTTTGGTCTTTCATATTGGGGAAAAAACGAAGGAAATAAGGATTTTAAAAATATATAAAATCCTGTGAAAATGAATATTCAATACGATGCATGTGGAGTGTTTTGTATCAGTATTGCTTTTCATATGTTTTTTTCAACTTTTTATACCAAAGAGAGTGTCGTTCTTTTACATACTCTTCGTCTACATAGCCTGTAAACATGCCAGGCAATAGTTTGCGATTTTCTTTCACGATAAACGCAGCTAAATGCATGACGACACCGAGAATAACCATAACTGTTGCTAGGTTGTGCAGTTGTGCTCCCCAAAATAAGATGCCGTTTGTCGGTTGCACGCCCATAATATTTTTAATCACTTTCATGATACCTGTAACGATGACAAGACCGATGGAAATGACGAAATATAAGTAAGCGATACGTTGTTCAGGCAAATATTTTTCGCTTGGTGGTTCTTTTTGTTTTAAAAGCATCGCTTTCAAAATGAGGTAAGAGCCTTTTACATCTCCCTTTTTTGGCCAAATGTCAAACTCTTTTTTTACAACTCACATTTCGCGCCCTCTCGACAAAAATCGGGAGGATTTTTTTATCTTCATGTCGAATGAATCTTTGAAACACAAGGAAAGCAAAGGAGTTTCTACATCATGAGCGTTCAAATCCGTGCCATTTATGAAAGTTCTTATTTGAATATAATAAGCACCATTTTCAAGGATCTTGGCCTCCCTCGGTTGATTGATCGTCTCGTTCCCGTGGACCCTCAATGCCAAACTCGAGCCAGCGACGTTGTCTGGCTGCTTACCTTGGATATCTTGAGCGGTCGGCAAGCACTCGTTCATTTG